CGTTAGAAAGTCTTTTTGAAATCATTAATATGTATTAAACATCCATATTATTATACAATAGAACATAGTTGTCGAATATTTAATATTCGTAATTTAACCATTAATGGTTTATGTGTCAATCGAGTAATTCTTATTGGTGATTTTAGTATCAAGAGAATTTCTTATATAAATTAATAAATTAGTCTGAAATGACAATCTGGAAGGTTACACTTACAGATGTGATATTATGGTTACGATAATATAGTGTTTTCTATAATGCTAATGTATTTGTAATAGAAACCAAATGGAGTATATATTTTAGATAATTCTTGAATTATCAAGTTTAATGTAACGGTTATATGATTTGAACGCGTGATGTAACAAAACGTGATTATATTAATTACGATATATCAATTCATTCTATAATTTAATAGTTAATCATCAGATATACTATGCTCAATAGTTTCATTATAAAAATCAATATTTTTTATAATGAATTTTTTAATAATAAGAATGAATCTTGTATTCAATCTTAATATCCTTCTATCAGGATATTTACTGAACCATTATCGAACTGGTCTGTACTAGTTGTAGCTATTCTAATACGATCAAGAGTACCAGAAATTGTTTTTGAACCTGCTAAATTTCCAACTCTTGATCCTGTTGTTTTAACAGTCCCACTTCCAATCCAAGTATTACCGGATACTGGTGTTATAGTTAGATGTCCAGATGCTACATTCCCACCACTACCTGAATTTAACAGATATCCAATTGTAGAACTAGCAACACTACAGGCATTCGCACCTGTTATAGCGCAAAATGTCGATAGATAACCAGAAGTTTCATAAGAACCAGAACCTATCTGAATAAGAATATCATTGTTACCATTCGTAGAAACTTCATTAAGAATAATCGTTATTTTCTTAGCCCATGAAGGTATTCCTGTAAATTCTGCACTCGTTCCGGAAGTGGTCGTTTTTGCTGTATCGATAAACATTCTTTGAACAGAATTTGAACCGATGGTAATCGCACTATTAACATTTAAATTACCACTGACTACTACATTGCCACTGACATCTAATACTGCGGTTGGATTCGCATTATTAATACCGACACGATTGGTCGTTCCATTCGCAAAAATTAATCCGGAATCGATATTGACATTACCGCTAACATCTAATGTTTCCGTTGCACTTGATTTACCGATTGCAAGGTTACCACTAACAGTCGTACTACCACTAACATCTAATGCGACTGATGGACTTGCTTTACAAATACCGATGCGGTTATTTAAAGCATCGACGACTAAAGTGGTGGAATCGACGTTTAAATTACCACTGACTACTGCATTGCCACTGACATCTAATACTGCGGTTGGATTCGCATTATTAATACCGACACGATTGGTCGTTCCATTCGCAAAAATTAATCCGGAATCGATATTGACATTACCGCTAACATCGAATGACCCTAAAACTGCGACATCACCTGCGACATCGAGAGTTTTATTAGGACCTTCCTTACCGATACCTACACGATTCAATGTCGGGTCGATAACCATTGTATTATTTGAACCGAATTGAATTAACCCGTCGATATTTGAAATATCAATAGTGATGTTCGAAGTTGTATCAATCGTATTTGCGAAAATAGTATTTGCACGAATATCACCGCTCACATCTAATGCATATGCTGGATTCGTCATACCCGTTCCAATTCCGACATTACCTTGGTAGTAGATTTCAGAACCAGCAGTAGTCCATTGTGACGAACCACCACCACCTCCACCAGTGAATAGAACGCCATTCTTGTACAAGTCGCCTGACATATTAATATTACCACTTACATCAACGGAATATGTTGCAGATGCGGATTTACCAATACCGACATTGCCAGTTAATTGAGAAGTTCCGGTAGTTGTCGAATTACCACTGACATTCAATGAACTTAAGGTTCCGACACTGGTGATATTTGGTTGCGACGCAGTGGATAACGTACCTGATATACTGTTTGCAATCACTGAACCACATATTGTTACATTTCCTGATACTTTTGCATGTCCACTGACATCTAATAACGTGGTAGGTGCAGATGTGCCGATACCGACATTTCCACTATAGTTACTGTAAATATCATTTCCTGCAACACCCCATGTATTACTCAAATCACTGACTCGAGTTCCGACGAATACAATTTTAGTCATTGTTTCCTTTCGTTATCTATAATTTAAATGTAGATATATTTTTCCTATTCTGCAATTTCAAAATAGGAAAATAATATTGCGCTTTCAAATCATCATTTAATTCACATCCACCATCGTTAAAAATGGATTTATGGATTATCTATTTTTAGCGACGGACCATTGTAAGATAAAATTGTCTATGTAAATATATCCAAGTAAGATATACATTCTTCCGTATATTAGTAATAATATGACAACACCGGATTCACCACTTGAACCGCAATTCTCACTCCTGCAGATTCCCCATTACTTTGATTCGGAATTCCGAAAGTGCGCAATTGCTTATATAGACCACGAACGTTCAAATAATCGATCCGCGGACATGTACGTCCTCGTCAATGCAAATTATATTTGGTCTGCATCCGAGTTCATAAAATACGTGGGATATAAAGACATGTGTATTATGGCGGAAGGGACATGTCGTTCGGTGGAATTAATTAGTAATGAAATACGAACAACGTACGCGTCGAAATACGGATATAAAATGGACGAATATGATGTCGTTCTCGAATACTCGTCTATTCCGGTGCGCATATTTAATCTACGTCGTGACATTATACGCGTCGTCTATATGACGGACCAAGACAACGAAATCATCCGTAGTTGCAAGGATAGTATTTCCGAATATTGCACGGAATACAAGTATAATTTTATACACTATAACAGTGGCATTGACGGTAAGAATGGTGACACCATTACACGCGCCGAATCTACATCAACATCGACGGTAGATAATGTATTGCCCTCGTCGTTTCGTGATGTAAAGGACCGTCTTGAATTAATACACGACCTCTTTATACAGGACGATTTCGTGTTGGTCATATATAATTACAGTGTCATTGTCAATCAACGAACCCCGCTTCATCTGACGACGGAGTGCATCTTTGATAAGTCGTCAAACATCGTGTTGAAGATTGATACAGAAGACAATATACCGGTATTGGACAATCTAATGATTCGTAATACACCGCGTGCATTGAGTGTATTAAAAGAGTTGATATACTATGCTTATGATTTACCTCGAATGATGAATTACATACGTCTCTATTTATTCAAGGAAGTGAGTTACACAATGTACTATTCCTATTTCAACAAACGGATGAAATTGAATCAGGTCGCGATGAGTTACGATATGATGTACAATTTCAATAACACTGCCGAACACATCGACACCGTTAGTACATTGGTCAATTTCTACTGTCGCCATAAGAATATTTTTTCGCATATACTACCGATCGATGGAAAGACGTATACGTGGGGCGGAGGAAGTGTCGGATGTATTGGGACGATTCAATTTTCGAAAGGTCATGTTACAACATCGAATGGACATCACGGTATATATACATGGACGAATGCGAGCACCTATCGTATCGAATTCGACGAGTCAGACCGTTTGATGCCGGTTCCGATTTCAACGAATAAAAAGTTTGTTATCACGCTAAACAATGATGGAACGCGTTTCACCGGATATTCGGAAAATGGAATACCATGTTCGATTTATGGATTCCTTCTTCCGTTTGCGAAAATTTAAACTTAAAGATTAATTTCTTTGTATAGAATAGGTATGTGATTGTGGATTGCAAGTCAGCTGAAAGTCCATACCTGCCTGGTGTCCCGTTGTCTTTGCCTTTTTGCATTGTGTGTCATAGAGCACAACTGCATATTGATTGAATCATCGAACAATCTTGCGATGAACTACTCCGGATAATGTTTCATCGTTCTGTCGGTCTGATGACGACAATACAAGTTGTTCCGGTAAATTGGATGCCATGAGTCGCACAACAATCATTGTTTCGAACTGTACGTGGAGGAATTCATCATACGACGAGTTGATGTGTAATACACAACAAATTCTACCAGAGAGTAGATGAGTCGTTTATGCAACAACCAATGAAGCGTTTCTGTAATTTCATACTGTATCTGCCGATGGGCCTTTATGATTACGATTACAATAGTTCCAACACGAGTATGTGGATTACATAACTCCATTGTTATTTACCGTTGCGAATTGCAAGTGTGTATTCATAGAGTTTTTACCTTGATTAAAAATCCAATACGTAGTCGGCGGACGATATCGAACATATCGTATTCTAGACCGATGCCCTGGACCGTAACCAGCGGTTAGCGTATCTGACACTTTACTTCTGATAAATGCCCCTTGCGAATGTTACTATTTCTAATCTGTTTGCCTATCATTGTTCCTCGTTACTTCGTCTCGTAATACCTCATGCATTTCGTCATCGACATGCGAGTATTCAATGTAAATACGATGAATGGTCGTGTCGTTATTCCTATATACGTCATATCTATCGACCACACTCTCGTATGTTATCTTATGTTCTAATGCAATTGCTTCGATATTTTCTGCAATATCATCCACATTATTTATGTTTTTAATCGGTAAGTAATCCTCCTTTATTCTTGAATTCTAAATATTCAAATCGAATAAAAAAGTTACATCTCAAACCCTCTTTAATCTCTCTAATCTCTCTATTTTTTAATTCTTAAACGATCAAAAGATACAAGATACTCACAACGTGTCCTTTATTTGAATACGATATCAAATAAAATACAATTCTGATGCAAACATGCCGTTACATGTGTTACTTGTCGTAACCTCTGCATTCCTAAATAAAATACCAATATAATATAAGTTTTACCCTATATTCTATCGATAGCATGACCAATATATTAAATCCTTTGAAATCGAGATGGTCTCTACCGTTGTTCATCGTCGGTATCGTCATTCTCGGATTATTAGGAATCGTCCTATATACACAAATGAGAAACACCAACGAATACTTCTTATCGTCCGGCGACATTGCGAATTACGCATTACCGAAAGTGGCATCCCATATTTCGTCCAAAGCACACGGATGGGTATCCGATAAGACGAACCAGTTGAACGGCAGTATGGTAAAGGTAAAAGAAGACTGGAACTATTTGAATGGTGCAGAAACCTTCGAAGACCTTGAAAAACGCTGGGAACAGACTAAAGCGGAATACGTCGATTCACTTGTCAATATGGGCATCGTAAAACGCGAAGAACACTTTGCGGGTTCGCAAGTCGATAATATGGCAACTCTTGAATCGATTATCCGATCCATTCCAAGTTACGAAAGTGCAACGAATGATATCTTCATTGCACGTAGTCAAGCAATTGCAGTCAATAATGCAGTTACACCAGCAGATATGCCAAGATACATGTCTGCGTCTGTTCGTATGCGCTATGACTTATCATTGAATCAGTACATTGTAGAAACCCAGTGCGCTGAAAACAAGTGCGAAGAAAATGCGACATTCGTAATACGTGAAGACGGTTCATCGAATTCCCTTATCGATCTACGAAACCGATACAAATCGCAAATTGACCTAATTACCAATCTACAAACAAAGTGGAATGATATCAAGGTCACTGACGAAGAAACATTTATGCGCGTGATACGTTCGAAAGTTCCACCTGCGACCGGCGACGACGAAACAATACGCAAATCGAAGATGATGAATCTTATTAAAAACTACGAAGCCCAACTCCAGAATCTCATTGACCAATGGGCAATCGATAAACGAACGCTCGATACCGCAATCCAAAAACTACAAACCGATAAATTATCGATGATATATGTCACACCTGCTACACCAGCACCTGCGCGAACGACACAAGTAACCCGTAGTCGTGGTCGTATGACAACATCCCGAACACAACCGACGACCACTGCACCCGCACCTGCTCCAGTTCTCGATTTACAACCGGCATCGAGAACTCCGGTAAAGAGAACGGCATCACGTAAGAAGGGTGGTGTCGTTAGTTTCTTTACGAATTATATGGGACAACTCGAAGGATTCCTCGGTTTTAATCGTGAATACTTTAGTGCATCCGCATCCGATTCTTCCAGAAAGTCATCGGAATCCGCTTCAACGAATGACGGCAACTATACATTACTCGATTTAGGTTCGTTTGTCCCACCTTATATGTCCGCAATGCACGGGCAACCTTTACATGTTAAAACATGGAGCGGACGCACCTAATCGTTAAATATGGTATGTATATGTATATCTACAATAAGTGTAATCGAAAAACATTTATTATAGGTATAAGGATTAAATAGAGACCGTTTCAATACGACCTAATATGCCACTTTCACCGCATACACGATAATGGATATGTTGGTCCAATATGCGCCCCATTGGAGGAACACGATAAGACACTGGACGACGAACACGTAACACAGCGCGTCCTTTTGCATCTGCTCGGACGACACCCGAATTCGCGTATCGCATATATGCCTTCCATGGATTACCGACAATTTCATCTGCTCCTTCTTCTGCAGCCCAGAAGACGACGTTTGCATTCGGACGAACGGTCACTTCGACGGTGGTGTTTGCTTTTTCTGGCACCTTTTCGGTAAGTGGATCACATGGAAATACGGTTTCACCGAGGAATGGAAGGTAATAGTCGCGACGGAATAATAGGTATAAACCCGATAAACCGACGAGTCCATAGATAAACGGTTGTATCATCGGCGTCGTATATTTCGATAAGACGGTAACGATATTCACGCCGAATATTCCGATGAGACCCCAATTTAATGCACCGATAATCACCAGAATATGTGCGATAAATTCAATTGTTCGTTTGACATGTAGGTATTGAATCGAATCCATTTTCGGAATATACTATAGACCAATATTTTTATCTAAATTCCACACATATAATATAGTATCTATAAGAAAGCAACCATGTCTATTTCATTACCGTCACCTACAACAACACAGTTAGTTATGATATATGATAATGATGATAATACATACAAACAAAAAAATGTTCCAACAGGTTTTTATGTAAAAGACCGGGACCTATTTGGTTTCGAATCGGACCTCCAGACAGTCCTCGATATGCATCGCGAAATACGAGACATTGCAACACAGCAACAACCGCAAATCACTCAATTAGAAACTGCTACAGAAACCATCAAAGAAACAATCGAAAAGGCAGAAAAGGACATTGCGAAATCGAATGAATACAACGATACCAACCGTAAATGGAGTATCGTATCCGGCGCAACCGCGGGTGTATTACTAACTGGCGTGATTGCGGGACCGCAGATTGCCATTCCACTTGCACTGATGGGTTCCGCAGTAGGATATTATATCTTTCGCAAATAATAATCTTGCACTATTATATACGTTATTTTAAAAATGGCGACATCTCCTGTTTGTCCTCGAGGTTATTTCAAACGTTCTGCCTATGACCGTCCGTCCTATAAAAGAAAAAGTGGCACATCTGTGAAAGGAACTCATGTGAAATCGTCATGTATTAAACAACGCGGTGTGAAATCCAAGAGTCGCCGTCGTGAAGAAGTGCGCCGATATTTACGCGAAGAAGAACGCGTCGCGAAACTGGCAAAGGGTATTTCGCAAAAAGAAAAGGAATGTAAGAAAGGTGAGATATTGCGTTCTGCGTATATGCGTGAAAGTTACAATCGCCGTCCATACATTCGTAAAAGCGGAACTCGTGTACGTTCGTCCCATGTCGGTCCAACATTAGTTCCAGCAAAGTGTATCAAGGCACAAAGTCGCACCGGTAAGAAAGGATTGTTCGACGAAGAAGGAAAGCGCGTCGTTATTCTATTAGAAAAGGGAGCACTCGGTCAATACGGATATCACGATGTCGATGCGATGACCGTAGAAGCACGTCGTTCTGCATTAGATAAAGCAGTCGCAGCAGTCCATGGTAATTGGTTGTCTATCTTCCGTCGTGTGAATATCCTTGCAACGTATAATAAATATCGAAACACGGCATTGTATAACAAGTTTATTGCTGACCGTGACTATATCAAACGCAAATATGAAAATGCAATAATGTAATCTCATTCATAATTCTATACATGTATTATGAATGCGAATTAGAAAACATTTGGATCATATTGCAATACTCTTAATTTTTGTTTTCCTAAAAATTTCATTCGGTCAATGATATCAAATAATTGGAATATATCATCTAGTTTGGATGGTTGATAACAACGTTTCCCAATAAAATGATCAATCTTTTCCATTTCGTCAAACTCGAGTTTCAATACGAGTGTAATATCATAAACAATTCGTTTCATATCTCGATAAAACGGTGTTGTATCCGTAGTATCGACATTTACAAACGAATTCTCAAAATCCATAATAACAATTTCATACCCGTGGCATACAATATCTCTGTTACTATCCAGATACTTGATTGACTTTTTCTTGGTCTGTTTTATCAAGACGTTACCAAGATGAATATCAATATGCAAAAAACCGTATGCCTTAAATGCGATATACAATGAAGTTATCAATTGCTTCCAACATGACCGAAATGCGTCGATATGACGTTCCCAATTGAACACACGCATTGAACCCATAGGTATATATTTCATTATAAGTAAATGAACCATGGGATCATTCTTGTCATTTGAACAAATGGTAGTTTTCTTTTTAATGGCATCATATTTTTTGATATCATCATTGCATTCCGTTTTGCATATATATCGAATAAAACCAGGAATCGATTGAAGTTTTTTTCCTATTTGATACTCTTTATCGATTGTTTTTTTTGTTCCTATTTTAATAACAATGTGCTTATGTTTATCCAATATATTTTCTTTTAAAACTGCGGACAAAATTGCCGTTTCATTCGTTGTCGAAAGTGTTTGAAATTCTTTTATCCATTGTTCGGTTTGGTCAACATTCGGACAATTTAAATAGTATTTTGAACTCACACGCGATGTCGCATCACTATTTTTATCTAATCGTTTCATTATCCCACTATATCATATATATCTGATAAAGTACAATGCCTTTGAATACGAATACTCAATTATCCGGAAAGCGCGTAACGACGACTTCATCCACAAATAATGGCATCGCGTATATTCCACCATCTTCTACGAATTTGTTCAACAAATCGCCATCTGCAACGACGGCAAAAAGTGACAAGGACGCAGAGATGAACACACGAAATGTATTTGCTGCTGCAATATTCGGCGCAATCACCTTCGTTCATTCTTATTTACTATTTCGCAAGTAGGTTACAACGACTTGATTGCATAATAGGCAACCGCACCAATTTGAGCAACTATGAATCCGAGTGATAAATTAAATACTTGATTCGGATTGATATTGATAAGACCTTCGCCGTTTTCTGTTTGAGACTTCTGGACAGGTTCAGTGACTACGGGTTCCGGTGGTTTCACTATACCCGCAGATGGATTATCTTCAGCAGATGCGATAATCGGGTCACGATAAAAAGGACCCATCGGTCCCATTGAACGCGGTTGTTCTTGTTCGGTCGGTTTTCCACGAGGACCATAGATTTCATTTTGAAGACGGACGACTTCTGTCATCGCAGGTAATTCCAATTGTGCAGTCGGTGGAATACGCGCATTACGTTGTACATCGATAGGAACGTATTTAATCGGATTAATTGCGCGTTTCGGTGGTGTCGATGATGCCATTGCACTGTCCGCGCGAACTTTCGCATATTCCGGATTCGTTTCCGTGTCGCGTTTCAACTTTTCCTCCCTCTGGCGATACTCGTCTGCCCATCGTGTATATTTATCAACTGCTTCACCCAATAATCCCATCCCTTTCATAAATGTGTCTTTGACTGCATCCGTGCTGAATGAACCGACATTTAAAAATGTCTTTGCACTATCAAGGGCAGATTTTGCATCGTTTAATGTCGGTATGGATACCTGCGGGATTTGCATCGATGGTAGAGTAGGCATTCCTATGGAAGGTACTGACATCGACGAGACAGAAGGCATTGCCGGTTTTGCCATTTGGTCTTTTAATAGGCGTGTTAATTCATCCATACGTCGCGAAAGTTCTTCTGGAGAGGTCGTCGGTTTTGCATCGGATGTCTCTCCAGTAGCGACGACCGTTTCCGGTGTATCGACCCTCTTCACGTCAGTATCCTTTTCAGGTACATCAACGACCTTGTCGTCCTTGTAATCCTTGTCGTCCTTTTCTGTATTATCGACCGAGACGGTTTCTTTTTCATCCTTTTCAACTTCAGACAAATTCGAATCCGATGTCACTCCCGGCGGTACAACCGTCTTGTCATCTGGAGACCCCCCGGATTGATTCAATTTCGATTTACGAGACGAAATCATCGAGCGAATTTCAGAATCGAGGTTGCGCAATAGTTGAATCGGTTTCGATACCACCGGTTCAGTAGTCGCGGAATCCTTATCATTGGAAGACGACCGTGGGAATCTACGATATTTACGATGAATGGTATCTTGAAATTGATTGAACAGACCTAAATTTCCTGTCATTCCTGTCGTATCGATGCAATATTTATTATACAATGACATTATTGTTCTTTATGATTGACGTAGATGTCGCGGATTAAAGACGAGCATTGTAAGAATTGCAAGGAAATTAAACTATTATATAACATAGAAACATTGTAAAATGACATCCATTGAAAAAGATACAGAAAATACATCCGCACAAACCGACGTCATGATTGACCTCAATAACACCGAAACCTACGCATGTGTTGCAACAGACAAAGGGTTCATGATATACAGTCCGCAACCCTTCAAATCCGTTCTATCCCGCGATATTCCAGGTGGTGTCTATCGTGTCAAAATGCTACATAAAACCAACATTATATTGTTTGTCGGTCGCACTGAAAAGGGACCTTATCCAAATAATAAATTGATTGTATGGGACGATGTGGCACAAGAAGTGGTTTCCGAGATATCGTATCCCGATAAAATCGTCGTATTTCATGCAACACGCAAGTATATTTACGTACAGACCGACAAGAAATTATACATCTATCAATTGAATACACTGTTATTAGTCAAACAGTTCGATACAACACAGACTCCTGTGTTCGCCGTATCGGAAAACGAGTCATACAATATCGTCGTATTTCCATCCCAGCAACTCGGACATATCACTATACAGAATATAGATACCGGTGATGTATCAACGATTTATGCACATTATGGAACAATTGAATCCATCTGTGTCAGTCGCGACGCAAAGTATATTGCAACCGCATCCGATAAAGGCACAATTATTCGCATGTATTCAATTGAAACAAAGACCATTCTTCATGAATTCCGTCGAGGTCTCGATTATGTCCGCATTACCCAGTTACTATTCCATCCGAGCAACCGTATCTTACTCGCAAGTTCAGACAGAGGTTCCATTCACCTATTTAACACGGAAATCGACGAGACCGCACTCGCGACAATACCTGCGAATCGCGTCTTCGAACGTTATGGTATGAACGTCATCAAGTATGCACTTCCGCGTTATTTCAGTTCCAAATGGAGTTTCACCAATTACCAAATTCCAAATATCGTCACCACGTCATTATTCCACCCATCGGAACCGGTCATTTACAGTTTCGGTCTCGACGGTCAATTCTATGAATGTCATTATGCCGATGCGTCAAATCCGATTATATCCAAGACAATGAAATTCATACGTGATGAAAATGACCCTTTTCGCGGAATACCAGCATCACTATCGTCGGCAAATATGTCGGAATTCTCGAATGCGGATGCAAAGACAACGTCACAACCTCATTAAATTTGAATAAAAATATTGAACACGTATCGATATAAGATTACGTCTCCAATATTATCATTAAATCATTAATCCACTAAAATGAATCCATTATTTATTGTTGAAACAGTGACCGATTCGTCACTTGTATCGAAACCAATGGTAGAAGAATTTCGAATACCTTCAGAGAATATGATATCGCTACAGATGATTGATACCTATTTACGTCGTCATCGACTTATCGACGAAGATACACACGTCGTCTATGTATGCGCAGGTAAATTGCTAACCGAACACACTGATATTGCGTCACTTCGACATCCAATCGTATCGTATATTATACCCCGACATGTCACATTGCAGTCACCGATACCGCAACCCATATCCCCGCGACGTCTATTAACGAATATCACATCGAATGCAAATACAAGTTCCGAATTAATATCGCGTATTAATAACTTATTACTTCAAGTGAATCAATTGGTTCCACGAGTGAATAGTCTTAATCTTTCGTCACAGGATAATTCGCCTGCCACGATGGACATTCGAATACACGATTATAGTCCAATCAGTCAGACGATTGAACCGCATGTGCATGACGACCATGGTACCGGCGACAATGGCGATGAGACCGAAACTGATGTGGACGATGAAGACGATGTTGCGGATACGGATATCCAAGACCCACCATCCGTTGTTCGCTTTCTTGTCAATTCGGATAGAGCCGTTCCCGTTATTGCACCGGTCGTCGCACCTATGATTCCTCCGACCATTCCACCTTTGAACCTTTCACAAATCAGTGCATTTATTCAGCAACTACAGAACCATGTTCCACATACT